TTGGCGTAAGCCTCTTGCGCAAACTTGGCCAAGTTGGCTTGGCTCCAGGTTTGAAAGTCTGGCATGTTAGTCATTTAATTCCTTTTTCGATGGGCCGTACTCAAAGACTTCGTAGTATCTTTTCGGCCTGGTTCTCATCATTTTGCGCAGCCAATCAGCGCCGCCCATCTGCCTAAAGGTTTCCCATTCAGCATCGGACAGGCGCATGTAGCGCGACTTGAGGGGTTCAGGCGGCTTTGGGCGTGGCACGGTTTTGTTTGAGGTTGGTAGATGTTGCACGTTTGTTCCAGCAGTTCTGGCAGTGCCATTTGGAACCCATGTCGATGCCGCCTTCTGGCGGCTTGTCAATCTGGCACTTGGCGCAAAACTTAAATTTGTGCGATGGGTTGACACGGCCTAGTTCTAATGAGTGCATCATTGAAAGCGCGCTTTCTCTGGCGGGGGCGGCGTCATGTTCTCGGACGGTGGCGTCCAGCCATGCTCACGCCAGCGGGCTTGCACATCTGAGCCGCGCTGGAATGTAAATGTTTTGTCCTTCAAGCCTTTGCTTGGGTAGGTAATTTTTGTACCTTGGGGTGGTGTCCAGTTGATCATAGTTGAGTTGCTCCTTTGAGTAGTTCAAGTCTCTCCCGCGCAACGCGCAGGGTGTTGTAGCGCTGATGAAGGCGCTGTAGCATGGTGACGCGTTTAGCGCCATCACGTTCCTCGTTGAGCAGTCTGAGGACTTCTTCCTCACTCATTCTGCTTAATTGGTTGTTAAGGCTTCGCCATGTGGTTGTCAATTTTCTTCTCCAGTTGATCTATTGTTCTTCGCACGCGTATCACAGCGCGCAGGGCGGCGTTGAAGTCGCGTGTTCTGATGCGCAGTTCTGCTTTGGCCACTTTAAGTTTGGCCTTCCATAAGTCCGGTCGTTTCATGTCATAGTCCTAGTTGTTTAAGGGCGGCCTGCAAGCCAGCCAGGCCCCCGACGCGTTGGTCGTCGATAAAAATCTGCGGCATCTGGCGGGCATCGGGGTGTGCAAACAAGAACGGCTCTTGCACCGCTGGGTCTTCAAAGTCGCACTCGATGAACGGCAGGCGCTTGGACTTGAGCAGTTGCTTGGCTGTCATGCAGTTAGGGCAACGCGACTTGGTATAGACAAATATATTCACTTTAATTCCTCCATTGCAATATCAGATATGGCGCGCTTGTCGTGAAGCGCGGCCCAGATTTTCTTGTCGACCGTTTTGTTGGTCATCATCACGTAGCACCACACAGGATATTTTTGCCCGCTGCGGTGCAGACGGCCAATGGTTTGCTCGTACAGTTCCAGACTCCACGGCAGTGACAGAAACACCATGTGACAGCCGCCGTGCTGGAGGTTGAGGCCGTGGCCGGCTGACTTTGGATGGACGGCCAGTAGCCTGACTTTTCCATCGTTCCATCGCTCGATGACGTTTGCGTCGTCAAGGGTCTGCAAGTGTCCAAAGCGTCGCTTGAGTTCGGCAAGTTCTTCTTGATAGGTGTAAGCAATAATGGTATTGGCATGCTGGTTCTCGTTCAATAGTTCTTCAAGACGTTCAAACTTGTGCAGGCTGTACCAGATCGGGCGTTGGTCTACTTTAAACTTGCCTGGCGACTCTGACGGCGTTGACGTCGTGTCGTACACAAACCCAGACGCCAGTTGTTGCAACTTGCCCGTCACGACTGCCGCGTTGACAGCGGTAACGCCCTCCAGCACAAAGTCTTTTTTCAGTTTGTTGTAAGGCGTCAGATCCATGTCGCACTTGACCTCGACCGTATGCAAAGGCGGCAACTTGTCCTTATACTCACCAGCCTCCAAGACAAATGTGGCAGGCCGTATCACGTCCATGACCTTGGCCAGCGCGCCGACACGCGGTGCCCACTCGCCAAACTCTTTATTGATCAGCACGAAATATTGCTGCATGAACGCGCCTTTAGATCGGCCAAGCAGGCTTTGGTCAACGATCTTGCACTGGCCAAAGACGTCCTCCAAACCGTTACTGGTAAACGAGCCAGTCAAGCCCCAGCGCGTCGTCATGGAATCAACGACTTTGAGGAACGCTTTGAAACGTGTGCCGCTGGGGTTTTTCAGGCGCGTCAATTCGTCAAACACCACGCCGTCAAAATTTAATTTTTGCTCGGCCAGCCACTGCAAGTTGTCGTAGTTAGTTACGACCACCTGGGCGTTGCTCTTGAGCGCATCCAAGCGCTGCTTAGGCGTGCCAACACACAAAGCCATGCTGATGCGGTCTGCCCACTTGGGGCGCTCAACAGGCCACACGTCTGTGCAGACGCGCTTAGGCGCCAGCACTAGCCAGCGCTTGACGTGGCCGTCGCGGATCATCTCCCACATGGCCGTCAGAGTGATGGCCGTCTTGCCTGCACCAACGGGCGCAAGAATCATCGCCCTGTCGTGTTCGTACAGGAAATCAGCGGCTGTCTCTTGATACGGTCGTAATGAAAGCATCCACTTGTTCCTTAGTCCAAAGACATGCGTAGTTTTGACGCAACAGCATCATGTCCATTTCAAATAATTTTTGTAGTTCGCTCAATTTGCCGCCTTTGGTTTTCAATTCCACAAACCACGTTTGGCCATCGGGTAAACACGCAATGCGGTCTGCTACACCTTTGCGTCCGGGCGAAGTAAACTTCCAAGTCCGGCCACCGATGCGCTGCACCGCCCAATCAAAATAAACTTCAACTTCTTTTTCTCGCATGCCGCGAAGTATACATGTAAAAAACATTTGCACAACAATTATTTTTGTGCTAACATAAAAGTTCAAAAGGAGAAAAGTATGCTTCACTCAAATATCGTAGGCGGCTCGACAGCCAAGCGCGTGATCAACTGCCCAGGCAGTGTGGCGCTGGTGCAGAAGATGCCGCCCAAGCCTTCAAGCGAACACGCAGACCGTGGCACGCTGTTGCACAACACCATGGAAGAGATCTTGACGTCTGGCGAAGCGCCAGAGTCATTCATCGGTGCGCGTTACAAGGATCAGATCCTGACGCAAGACCTCATCGACGAGAAAATCAAACCAGCACTGGAGGCGCTAGATGCCATCGACCCCAAGCAAACCATGGAGTATGAAGTCGAAACACGCGTCGGCTTTGGCGATCTGTTGCCTGGTGTGTTCGGTTCCACTGATCTTATTGGCCGGATTGGTGATCGTGCCATTGTGTTGGATTGGAAATTTGGCGATGGTGTCATGGTTGAGGTTGAAGAGAACCCGCAACTGATGTTCTACGCCGCTGCCGCCATGCGAACCAAAGAAGCGCAGTGGGCGTTTGAGGATGCATCAGAAATTGAGATGGTAATTGTTCAGCCACCTGAAGTGCGTCGCTGGGTGACAACACCTGAGCGCATCGCCAAGTTTGAAAAAGAGTTGGTCTTAGCTGTTAAGACGGCCATGAAAGCAGACGCGCCCATCGCCGTTGGCGATCACTGCCGTTGGTGCGCGGCCAAGCCGATTTGCCCCAAGATGACTGGCGCTGTCGAGCGCGCATTGAAAACGCAGATTGAAGCGTTGCCAGCGCAGCAGATCAGTACGTACCTCAAGAACGCTGACATGCTTGAGGACTGGATTAAAGACTTGCGCGCTCTGGCATTGCAGATGCTTGAGTCTGGCGCTAAGTTGCCCGAATACAAACTGGTGGCCAAGCGCGCCATCCGTTCATGGTCGGATGAGGAGAAGGCCAAAGTCGCCCTCTTTGCATACGGCCTCACAGAATCTGAAGTGATGGAGACAACCGTAGTCTCCCCGGCGAAGGCCGAGAAGGCGTTGAAGAAACGCAAGATCGGCCTACCCGAAGACCTCGTCGTCGCCATCTCTTCAGGTAACACTTTGGCAAGCGCGGATGATCCACGCCCCGAAGTGATGCTCCTGGGCAAACAGTTATCTGCTGCCCTTTCTAAACTTCAGTAAGGACTTAATATGTCAAATTTAGTAGCGTTCTCTCAAGCTGGCTTGCCAGCAGTTTCCACTTTGTCTAGCGCTTTGCGTTCGATTCAAGCCGACGTTGGCCCAGCCGGTGTTGTCATCCTCAAGATGGACAAGACTGGCCACTGGGTGTTTGGTGCAGATCAAACCGAAGTCGAAGACGACGCCAAGTGGGCGGTCAATCCTTTCTCATTCGTGCATGGCTTTATCGCTTGGGGCGACGGTGAAGTGCTGGGTGAAAAGATGACAAGCGTGAGCAATCCACTGCCTGAGTTGGATGAGGCACCACCTCAAGCCAAGAAGGGCTGGGAGACTCAAGTTGGTATGTCTCTCAAGTGCATCTCAGGCGAAGACAAGGGCATGGAAGCGCGCTTCACCACCACGTCAGTGGGCGGCAAGCGTTCTGTTCAAACCTTGGCCGTTGCTTTGGCCGAGCAAGTTGAGAAAGACCAGACCAAACCTGTGCCAGTGATTCGTCTCAAAAAGGATCACTACAGCCACAAGTCCTACGGCAAGATTTACACGCCAGTGTTTGAAGTTGTCGAGTGGGTGAGCATGGATGGTGATGCACCAGCCGCCGCTGAAACTGAGGCTGAAGAGCCAGCAGCACCAACACGCCGCCGCCGTAGCGTCTAAGTTTCTGAAGCCCCGTGACAGGGGGCTTTGGAAAGGAGATGCCAATGCTTTGGTTGGATTTTGAAACCCGCAGTACATGCGACCTACGCTCGAAGGGCGTATATAACTACGCACAGGACGCCAGCACCGATGTCCTCTGTATGTCCTACGCGTTCGACGACGAAGAGGTCGTCACGTGGACACCCGCGCAGCCATTCCCCGAGCGCGTGCGCAACTACACTGGCCAGATCCGTGCGCATAACGCGGCGTTCGAGCGCTTGATCTTTTGGTACGTGTTGCAGATCAACTTCAAATTGGAGCAGTTTTACTGCACGGCCACACAAGCCCGCGCCAACTGTGCGCCTGGCAGTCTGGAGGACGTTGGCCGCTTTGCTGGCGCGTCCATGAAAAAAGACCACAGAGGCGCGCAACTCATTCGCCTGATGTGCGTGCCGCCATTCAAAGACTCGCCAGAACTCATGGCCGAGATGATCGCTTACTGTGAACAAGACGTGCGCGCCATGCGTGCGATCAGCAAGGCCATGCGCGATCTGTCAGACGATGAACTCAAGGACTACCACGTCAACGAGCGCATTAACGACCGTGGCGTGTTGGTCGACGTGCCGCTGTGCAACGCCGCAGTCAAGTACGCGTCAGACGAACTCATCGAGATCGAGCAAATCGTCAAGGAAGTGACCAATGGCGCTATCACCAGCGTCCGCAGTCCCCGCATGCGTGAGTGGGTATGGGATCGCGTCGATGAAGAGGCGCGCAAGCTGATGCAAAAAGACGACAAGGTCAGCATCGATAAGACCGTGAGAGCCAATCTTTTAAACTGTGAAGGAGTACCGCCTGATGTTCAAGAAGTCATCCAATGCGCAGACGACCTATGGGCATCGTCCGTGGCTAAATTCAACCGACTCGCCTGTTTGGCAGATGAGGAGGATGCGCGGGTACGTGGAGCGTTCGTATTTGCTGGAGGCTCGGCAACAGGTCGAGCAAGCAGCTATGGCGCACAAGTTCATAACTTCACGCGCAAGTGCGCTGAAGAACCCGACGAGGTTCGGCACGCCATGGTCAGAGGCCACGCCATTGTTCCTCGGTATGGAAAGCGCGTTACCGATGTACTCAAAGGCATGCTTCGCCCCGCGCTCATTGCAGCCGAGGGAAAGCAATTTGTCGTGGCTGATTGGGCGGCTATCGAAGCGCGTGTCAACCCTTGGCTCTCCGGTCGAGGAGACGATAAATTGGAACTATTCCGCACTGGCGAAGACGTCTACAAAGTTAACGCTGCCGCCACGTTCAATGTACGCGTCGATGAAGTCACCAAAGACCAGCGCCAGATTGGCAAGGTTCAAGAACTGGCTTGTGGATTCGCCGGTGGTGTCGGTGCTTTTGCTGCCATGGGTCGCGCTTACGGCATCAGCTTACCTGAACCTGTCGCTAAACGAATGGTTGATGGCTGGCGCCGCGCTAACCCTTGGAGCGTGCCTTATTGGTCTGCGTTGGAGGATGCGTACACCCGCGCCATGAGAAACAAAGGGCGCGAGTTCAAGGCTGGCCGTATCACATATTTGTATGACGGTCAACACCTGTGGTATGCGCTCCCATCAGGCCGCATTTTGTGCTACCCCTATGCCAAATTGGAATCAGAGGGCATCAGTTATGCCAAGTCGGCATGGAAGCCCGCGCAAGATGCAAAAGAATGGCCACGCGCCCGCCTTTGGAAAGGTTTGGCGTGTGAGAATGTGACGCAGGCAGTCGCCAATGACTTACTGCGCCATTCGCTCAGACAACTCGATGACGTCGTGCTTCATGTGCATGACGAGATCGTGCTTGAGACGGCAGACCCCGACGCTGCCGAAAAATTAAAACGTGTGATGTGTACAGCGCCAGCGTGGGCTACAGGCTTGCCGCTTAACGCTGAAGTTGAAACTATGACGAGATACGGAAAGGGCTGACATGACAGAAGAATGGCGCGCAGTGCCAAATTTTGAAACGTATTATGAGATTAGCAATTATGGAAACGTGCGTTCGTTACCACGGGTTGTGGAGTATGGCCGTCACAAAAGAACGTCGTACGCCGGTCGTAGGCTTAAACAATTTGTAACAAATGGCTATCTAAGCGTAAAGCTGGCGCGAGGCTACCCTCCAAAAACTTTTTATGTACATGCGCTGGTATTGCAAGCATTTGTAGGCGAGCGCCCAGTGACAGAAGATCGCGGTGAGATACGGCACCTTGATGGTGACAAAGCAAACAACACGCTGTTCAACTTGGTTTACGGAACCGTAGTTGAAAACGGCGCAGACAGAGTTAAACATAACAGAATGAAGGCAACACAATGAATTTTCTTGAATTTTTAATGTCCTTGGCACCCGAGGGTGAGACGGCGCTGATCGTGCGTCAAAAGCCCGTCTTAAAAAATGGCGAGTTGCAGTTCCACGCAGATGGCGCGATCAAATGCACATGGCCGGCTATGTTGCCGACCGCACGCATCAAGCCCGACTGGGCGATCTATGGCAACACGGCGTCGTTTATTGTCGACCGCTTCAAAGATGGTCACGTGTCAGCGTCCGCCGCCAACTGTGAGTATGTCTTGGTGATGGTGCTAGATGATGTGGGTGATCCTGAGAAAGCGCCTAATATCCCATTGCTTGAGCCGACGTGGAAGATTGAAACGTCTGAAGGTTCGTTCCAGTGGGGTTATGTGTTCTCCGAGCAGCCCACCAAGGCAGAGTTCAGCGCGGCGATTAAAGCTATCGCTGACGCAGGCTACACCGACAAGGGCGCGATCAACGCAGTGCGCAATTTCCGCTTGCCTGGTTCAATCAATCTCAAGCCCGACCGCAACAACTTTGCCGCCAAGCTGGTGGAGTTTCACCCATCGCGTGACTTTACGCTTGAGCAGATCTGCGAGGCGCTTGACGTGGTGCCTGCGCCCGCTGACTCCATTGGCGTGCGTCCCATCCGCTTGTCAGACGACGGCGCTGATGATGTCATGGCGTGGTTGTCCAGCCAAGGTCTGCTCTTGTCGCGTCCCAATCAAGAGGGCTGGGCTGGCGTGATCTGCCCCAACTCAGCCGAGCATACCGACGGCAATCCCGAGGGCCGTTACATGCCCGCCAATCGCGCTTACTGCTGCCTGCATAGCCACTGCGTTGACTTTGACTCGTCTCTGTTCCTCAAGTGGGTCGATGAGAATGGCGGCCCCAAGCATGCGCCAGGCTTGCGCGATGAGTTGCTGGCCATGGCCATGGATCAGGCGCTCTCCAAGATCACGCCCACCGAGGCGTTCCCCGACGCTGGCGCTGCCATCATTGCCGAGGTCGAGCGTAAAGAGTTGGGCCGCGTGGAAAAGGAGGGCTGGTATGAGCGCTTTGCGTACATTCAGGACGATGACGCCTACTTTGACATGCACGACCGCCGTGAGATCGGTCGTGGCACGTTCAACGCCTTGTTCCGTCACATCGCCTGCAAGTCCATTCACAATCAACGCAAGGTCGAGGCGTCCGTGTGCTTTGATGAGAACCGCCAGGCCAAGGGCGCCAAGACCCTTGTCGGCGTGACCTACGCGCCTGGTGAGAATATCCTATGCGCCCGTGAAGGGCTAGTGTACGGTAACCGCTGGCGCGACGCCCGCCCACCGGTGGCCCTTGGCGTTGACCCTACCCCATGGCTTAAACATGTTGAGCGCATGATCCCTGATGCCATGGAGCGTGAACATGTTCTCAACGTCATGGCCTTTAAAGTTCAAAACCCTAACGTCAAGGTCAATCACGCCGTGCTGCATGGCGGCCATCCAGGTTCGGGTAAAGACACGATGTGGGCGCCGTTCTTTTGGGCCATTGGTGGCGAGTCGCTGGCCAATGTGAAAAAGCTGGACAACAAAGACTTGTCAACCCCTTGGGGTTACCACCTTGAATGTGAGGTGCTAATCATTAACGAGTTGCGCCAGCCCGAGGCGTCAGATCGTCGCGCGCTTGAAAATAGTCTTAAACCCGTCATTGCTGCGCCCCCTGAGTACTTGTCTATCCAGCGTAAGGGCCTCGCCCCCTATGAGGCCGTGAACCGCTTGCAAGTGGTCGCATTCTCCAATGAACGCATGGCCATCACAATCCCCTCTAATGACCGCCGCTGGTTTGTTTTGTGGTCTGACGCGCTTTGCATGGATGCCGACGCCGCCTCACGTATGTGGGCGTGGTACAAGGCCGGCGGCTTTGCGGCTGTGGCCGCGTGGCTGGCGTCACGTGACGTGAGCGCGTTCAATGCTGGTGCTGCGCCTCCCATGACCGAGGCCAAAGCCATCATGGTGGAAACCGGCATGAGCGGCGCTGAATCGTTCCTTGTTGAAATGATGCGCTCGCGTCTGGGTGAATTTGCGTCTGGCGTGTTGGGTGGCCCGTGGCAGTCAACGTGTGATCGCCTCACGGGCGTGGCCCCTGCCGGTATGAAACTGCCCGTGGCCGCCCTGTTGCACGCGTTCCGCGAAGCTGGCTGGGTTGACATGGGCCTTTTAAAATCACGCGCTCATACGACCAAAAAACACGTTTTCTGCGCGCCTGATATGGTCAACCGTTCCAAGTCAGAATTAAGGGACGCATGCGAGCCGGATGGTAAGTCTCCGCTGATGAAGCTGGTGAAATAAGACAATGCCGCCGCCTACGGCGTCAACATAAAAAAAAGGCCCGCATAAAGCGGGCCTATAAGGTGGCAACTACAAATCAAGGAGAATGACAAGTAGCGCCGCCAGTATAGCGGCAATTATCAGGGCCATCGTGTCATTGCCTCCATGGCGCCGCGATGAATCAGGCGCCGGGCCTCTGGCCCTTCGGCCATGGCCATGCGGTATTCATGGTCGTTAGCTTTGCCTAGTTCGTGCCGATAGCCCAAATCGATGTAGTAATGCTCGGTATAGGTCAGTGGCCGGAACGGTGCCAGCGCCTCAGCAATAGTCGGATTCATTTGTTCTTCTCCTTAACCATTGGCACGCAGAATGTGGTTTCTTGACCCCAAAAGCTCGGCTTCTCTAGGCGTGCTTCGCACAATGCCTTGTCGGGGAACTGGATTGCGTATTGAGGTACACAACTGCGACTGCACAGCATGACAAGCAGTATCCACGTGGTCATGTGTTCTTCTCCTTGAGTTTGGCTTCAGTTCGTTGCACACAGTCACGCAACAGTTCGTCAATAAATCCAAATTCTTGTTCTATATCCTTATCCGTCAGCCCCACCCATGTGCGCTGTGGTGAATGCTTAAGGGCTTGTTTCAGGGCTTCAATCGCCAAATCCATGTCTTGAAAAAAATATGGATATGGCGCATAAAAAGTGTTTAATTGTTCTTGGTTGTTGCGTATCGTTGCCCTACACATTTCCAATGCTTTTTTCCCTTTTAACATTGCGGCTTGTTGTTGTTCAGTCATGCTTCCCCCTTAATGCCGTGTGCGGCTTCGATGGCTCGGGCAAATGCGGTAATTGGCTTTGATTGAAAGTGTGTTGCTTTTGAAATAGCGGCGATCTCCTCATCCGTCAGCGGCTTGCGCTGTGGTGGGGTGGTGTAAAGAGGTGCAATCTTTTTCAGCCGTGGGTTGCCTTTTTCAAAACCCCATTCAAGTTGCTGTGCATCAACACACATGGTGCGTCCAGTTTCTTCATGCTGAAACATCCACGCCACAGGCTCATCCTTCGCTTCTAGTGCGGCTTGTCGAGCACCATAAGACGCTCGCATTTCGTTCCAATGCGTTTCTAATTCGTTTCGTGGTGCCAATATTGCTTTAATGGCGGTGATGGCTGATTGCGTTTTCTTTCGGTGAATGTGCTCTTGGTAATCTTCCAACGCCTCCAATGCAAGGCGTAATGCTTCGTCTTTGGTCATGGAAATAACTCCCGCAAATTGTCAAGGGCTTGTTGTTCTGCTTTTAAATACTTAGCAGATGGGCGGGGCGTTTTGCTTTCTAAAACGTCAACAAGGTGCTGTGAGGCGTGTTCTAGGTCGCTAATGCGTGCGAATAGCTCGCCCACGCCTGTGAACCCTTCGGTGTAGGCGATGCGCTCGGCTTCGTCTGGTGGCAGTTTGGTTAAGTCGATCATTTTGTTAAATCCTCCTCAATGACCGCCATCGCGGTACAGATGTCGTTCCACTGCTCGTCGTAGTCAGGGTCGCCCTCGGGTATCAGGTCGGCTCTGTAAGCCTCCAAAGCAGCCCAAACGATTTCTAGCTGATCTTTTATGTCGTGCATTTAAATGTCTCCTGAATGTAGTCGTTAGCCTCTTGCTCGGTGTCAAACCCTAAATATTCGCCATTTTCATCGAGCCATTCGTCTGTCGTGTTGCCATAGATGACCCAAATGTCGTCCGACTGCTCAACGTGCCAACAGGCGGGGTCGTTGAAGCGTTCCATGTATAACTCGTGAACAATCTTTTTGCAGGTGGTGCCGTCCTCGCCTGTCAGCCGCGCCAACTCAGCGGGGTGGTTTTCAATCAGCAGGTCGCTAATCTTGGCCTTCAGTTCGTCGTGTTGCATTTTCGTTCCTTAACTTTGGTGAAGCCTTCAATGAAAAACCCGTAAGCCTTTGACCCTCGCGTGTAGAAAGTCGAGGCGATCTCTTCCATTTCGTAAAGATTTTTAAACAGCCACGGATTCGCCTCCGCATAGGCAATCCCGAAAGCGTAGGGTGTGAATTCGCGTTTCTTGTCGGGGTTCATTTTGTTTGCTCCTTTTGAAAATGTGCGCGGGCAAAGTCCCACATGTTGTACGCGTCAGCAATCGAGGTGTAGTACTCGCTATCAACAGGCCGGTCGAATAAATAGTCGATCACTATGTCGCGCGGGGCGTCTGACACGCCGTCGCAGTAGGCCAATACAAAAGCCTCTTGATCGGGCGTAAGAGACGGAGGCGGGGGCGTGACGTCTTCAACAACTTTGTCAGTCCATTCGCCATTGTGCAAATAACTGCCCTCGTCGCGTTGTAGCATTTCATACGCCATGTTTTCGGCCTCTGACGCGTTGTGGGCATCGACTGTGTAAGTCGCCCATGTTTCGTATTTATAACTAACTTCGTAAGTTTTCATTTCGTCGCCTCATCTACTGAATAAATTTCCCATTCGACATACTCGTCTTGCGTGCAGTCGTCGATCTCTAACTGGTTAGCTTTTGCCATGGCCTCGTCGTAAGTGTTGGCCTCAACGTCAGCGTAATAAAACTGGTAAAAGGTTTTTTTAACTTTGTAAGTTTTCATTTCAATAGTTCCTGTAAATGATGGTTCCGGTGTTTGTTTTGCCTACATACGCGCCGTTGGCTTCAAGCGTGGCGATAACCTCTTCGATCGCTTCGTCCTCGTCCATGCCCTCAGTGTCGATGCCGTACTGGTCGCAAATGTTCTCGGGGCTGTCCTCGGTGTAATCACAGCAAATGGAGACGACGTCCAGTTCGATCTCTTCGCCTGTGTCCATTTCGTAGGCTTCAAAGTACTCAAACAAAAGCCCGAGGGCTTCGTATGAGAATTGGTCAGCACGCCCACAGGCGCGGAATTCATCGCGGAAATTAGAAACTGTGTTTACTGTTTGATACATTTTTTATCCCCTGTAAGTTAAGAAAAAAGCGAGCATGAGGCCAAAGGCCACAGCGGCCAAGATGTCATAAAAATCGTGTTTGTTCATGGTTTTCTTTCAGTTAAGCAATGCTTTGCAAAGCGCGTCGGCTTCGCGTGCGTCGATCGCGGTTCTGAACGCGTCCACATATTCAGCGAATTGTGGATGGTCGGCGCGCATCTGAACGCCGCCAGTTTTGCGCGTCGATTGGACGATCAGGCCGGAGCTATTCATTAAATATGCGCAGTAGTTTGCGGATTCGTGAAGAGTTAACATTGCGTTTGCACCTTTCTGTTGTTGATGTAGATATTGTAAAGGATTATTTTACATTGTCAACAAATATTTTACTAGGGACAAACCCTAATGCACGTGTGCGATTGTGTGCAAAACGTGGGCGGCGTTTGCGCCCGTCAATGACTCACGCTCAAAGCCGCATGTTATTTAGGTTTTTGTTTATTGTGTGTCATTGTGGGTTATTAAAAAGATCATCTATTACACTTTACAGATATTATGTTAAGTCGCGTTGCATGTTGGGGCGGCGCCGATTGAAAGTGGGCGCCACAATGACCCACATGACCCACAAAACCGAAAACACAAAGTTCGTACTTTTCCGCGTGAGTCATTGTGAGCTATGCAAAAACAATAACCCACAATGACCCACAACATGCGGCCGCGTGGCCATGTTGCATGCAGCACGTGGCATGTGGCGCCAGCGTAAAGGCCGACCGTGTGGGGCATGACCCACAATGACTCACGGCATTTTGCTCGGAGGGGGGGGTAGGGCCGGCGGGAAGGGCCAAGCAAAAACTGATGGGGTTGCAAACAATTTTTTTATTTTTTGAAAAACGGCCTTCTTTGCAAATTTATTTTTTGTTGTAAACTCACAACCACTCGCAAACGCGCAGGAGAGCCTATGTTCTATTCAATCCCATTTACGCCGCGCAAGGTGCAAGCGACAGAGTCGCGTTTGAAGGCGGTGTATGACGCTGCCAAACTTGGCCTCAAAGGCGACGCCCTTGCATTGGCCGCAGGCATGTTGCCTACCGAATACCGACAACTCACGCAACTTGACCCCGTCGTCGAAATGGCTGCGCAAAAAGGCAAAGCAGACGCTGAGATCGAGATGGCCAACGTCCTCCGATCAGCCGCGCTACAAGGCGACGCTAAATCGGCGTTAGAAATCCTGAAACATCAACACGGCTGGGTGGCCAAGCAAGCCATATCTGTCGAGGTCGACCAACGCATATCAATCACTGGCGCACTGGCCGAGGCGCAAAAACGCACCTTAACCTTAGATGTAGAAGACGCCCAAGTTATAGAAGTACAAAATGCAATCGACCATATACAGCGCTGAAGATGAACAGGAACTGATGGCGCGCCTATGGGCGCCAGCGATCAAGGACAACCCACTGGCGTTTGTAATGTTCGCGTTTCCCTGGGGGCAGCAAGGCACACCACTGGAGCATTTCAAAGGCCCACGCAAATGGCAGCGTGAGGTTCTCACCGAAATAGCCAACCACATCAAACAGAACCAGGGCAAGATTAACTACGACACCCTACGGCACGCTGTGTCATCTGGCCGTGGTATTGGTAAGTCGGCCCTAGTCTCATGGATCACGATCTGGATGCTCTCGACCAGAATAGGCTCCACGACCATCATCTCAGCTAACAGTGAGTCTCAACTGCGCTCTGTCACTTGGGCCGAGATTACCAAGTGGCTGGCGATGTCGCTCAACAGTCACTGGTTTGAAGTGTCGGCCACCAGGCTGATGCCAGCCAAGTGGCTCACGGAACTGGTCGAGCGTGATCTTAAAAAAGGCACGCGCTACTGGGGCGTCGAGGGGCGGCTGTGGTCAGCGGAGAATCCCGACGCTTACGCGGGTGTTCACAACTTCGACGGTGTGCTGGTCATCTTTGACGAGGCGTCAGGTATCGACGACAGCATCTGGGCGGTGACGGCGGGTTTCTTTACCGAGAACACGCCCAACAGGTTTTGGATGGCCTTCAGTAACCCACGCCGCAACACAGGGTACTTCTACGAGACGTTCAACAGCAAACGTGGTTTTTGGACAACAAAAGTTGTGGACGCCCGCACGGTCGAGGGCACAGACAAACAGGTGTATCAGAGCATCATCGACGAGTACGGCCCAGACTCAGCGCAGGCGCACGTCGAGGTCTACGGTCAGTTCCCGTCTGAAGGTGACGATCAGTTCATCGGGGCGTTCTTGGTCGACGAAGCGATGAAGCGCCCGAAATATCAGGACGCCAGCGCACCAATCGTCATCGGTGTCGACCCAGCGCGTTTCGGCGCGGACGCGACCGTCATCGCCGTCAGGCAAGGCCGCGACATTGTGCGGATTGACCGGCACAGGGGCGACGACACCATGACCGTGGTGGGGCACATTATTGAGGCGATTGAAGAATTTAAGCCTACCTTA